TGATTTGGGGGCCTTGCCTTCGGATTCAGGCACCACCTCTCCATCTACTTCTTGCCGCCAACGCCACTGCCCATCCTTGAGCTTAGCCCAAGTATAAACAGCAGCCTCACCTTCACCAACATTTACGTCGATGCTAGGAGTAGAGGCATTATCGCCAGTATGATTGACTACTTTCTCTTCGTGTTGGAATTGTTCTGGAAGGAACTGTCGATCAATAGATTCAACCGTAAGGATCTCTGTGGGTTGACCCTCTCCATCACGGACGACCACAAAACGGTCAAGAGGATACAACTTCACACCCTTCGAACCCATGTATACCAGGACATTCCCGGTTACAATCAGATGCTTCATTGCCTGATGGAGGACAACACGGTCCTGTGATTCGGCAATGTTTTGCATGACTACCCGCTCCATTTTGGAGAGGCTCAAATCAATCTCTGATTTGATTGTAGCATCAAGATCTGGATTCGAGGCCAGCTTTCCGTCGTTGATCTGAAGCTTGAAGAACGTAGCTGTTACTGGAAACAGGCTAAGCATCAGCTTCGAGGCCATGACGTTAACGCCTTTGGCTCCGATAGATTGCCAGGGGGTAGGAAGCTTCTGCCCATTCACCAGACCCGTTGGGGTGAGGAGATATGGAAGACTTAGAGCTGCACAATCCCTGGCGGTATCGAGGAAGATCGTCCGGTCACTTGCCAGTTTTGCGTATCGGGAAGCGGCAGACGAGGATTCCATTGTTACTTACCAATGTTGAGGTTGATGCTGCCACCGGAAGTCTCCGGAGCAGAACTTGCTGCGGCACCAGCAGTGGAAGCCGAAGCGGTGGGAATACGAAGCCGACCTGGGCCACGAGCGGCAGCACTCTGGCTGGAAGCCCGCTGGCTCTTGGAGGGACGGATCGTGGTAGGGGCGGTTGAACCACCTGCCATAGGGCCAGTAACCGGGGTAGGAGCCGGTGGGGGCGGTGGGGGCATCTCCGGATACGGAGGCATTTCCGGCATGGGCGGTGGGGAAGGAGCCTGGAAGCACATAATTACACCTTTGATTTGAGGTAACGGATGATTTCAATACATCCAGCCATCCTACCGGATTCCCACGCTGTCATCTCGTGGTCGGGGTAGTTGTCTGGATACATCTCATCGAGTTCAGCAATGAGGTTCTTAAGAGAAATACTCCCCCCAACCACACGGGTCAGGGGAAGCAAGTCTGGATCTAAGTAGTTGTCAGCCATACTGAGGGAGGTCAGTGTTAGATGCCTCAAAGAATGCTGGCATCCTGGCACGTTTGGTATCGGATAGGCCGGGTGCCTTACCCCTTTCATACAAGGAATCAGACTGATTCAACCAGAAGTCCTTGTCCAGATACTTATTCTCAGACGAGGACAGTCCATCAACTACCCATCCAACAGTCGCTCTACGAAGTCGATTGAGGCCTGATGTGGACTTGAGGCCCAGCTCGGAGCAGACCATCGAGTGGACAGCGACGTGGGTTTGTTCGTCTCGGCTGATGTCTGCTGCTGTGGTGCGGATGCCGATGTCTCCCGTGAATCGGAAGAAGGGAAGGATGACGAAGAAGACACTACGTTCAAGGATGGCAGCTTTCAAGAGGGGATGTTCTGGTGCGTCGAGCCATGCCTTGAGGATGTGCTTGGCTTCAGCTTCGAACTTATCGTTGGAGCCGTGAGCCGCAACAACATAGTTAAGAGCTTGGTCGTGACGCTCTTCATCCAACTGATTAGATAGCAGAGCTTGACGTACACCAGGAGTATTAGGTAGCTCCTTTTCCAGCCCCTGCTGTAGGAATTCTCTAACAGGCAGTTCGAGGTGGCGTAGACCAAGGGCACGGTAGATCGCGTCTTCGGCACCATCAACTAGCTTGCCTTTCTGAACAGCAACTGGAGTCCACTTGCGTTTGCGGCTGATGACTTGATCATAGGGCGATAGTGTGGGGTTCATTCTCCGCAAGGAATACAAGGTTCATTGTCGGGCTGAACTTTCGGGCAGCCACAATCCGGATCAATGTCTGTTTCAAAGTTAAAGAGATCTTTGAAATCATCATTTAGTGCAGCCAGAGCATCGTCCTTGGCCTGCGTATCAGGCATCACCTGAAGAGCATAGTAGAGAGACGTTTGTGGCGAGTCCAGCCACTTTTTGAGGAAGGCTTCGTCATAGGTGACGACATCACTCCAGCTGTTGAACGAGTACCCATGGAACAGCAGTGTATGTTGGAAGAGTTGCACTATTCCATCAACTACCCGCGTGTAGTTATCCCAACCAACTTCCGCAGCAATTTCGCAGTCGTCAGGGTAATCGTATGACTGAACCCCAAACGTTCCCGAATCACGATCGACGTGACGGCTAATAGGAGGAGCCAACTCTGGAGTGGCAGTGAAGCCCCTAAGATCGATGTTGCTGTAGCTGCAAGAAGCGGTAGGAGCAATAGCGAACGCCCTGTCCATCTTGGCGTGGCGGGCGATCTGTGCTGCTGCTTCAACGGCCTTGGCAAGTTCCCCAACGAGTACATCGGCGGGGGAATTTTGTGATGCGTGTGCGAAGTAATCATCTAAAGCCTGACCAAATTGTTTGTAGGTGACTTTGTGATAGGCAAGGAAGTTAGCCAGGCCCAAAACACCAAGTCCTACTTGTCGGTCAGTTTCAGGAGGCAAATATTCTCCAGTATCTCCAACTCCTGTCTTAGCATGAAGTGCTACCAGGGACGACATGCCCTCGGTAAATGCTGGCACCAGCTCATCAATGTCGCAGGCACCAAGATTGATATGTTGTAGGAGGCAAGTACCACGGCTGGGTAGGTAGACCTCAAGGCATACATTTCCGTAGATACGATTACCGTAGGCATCACGACTAATCTTATTCAACCAGATGTCACCCTTCTTGATACCATCAAGGGTAGCTGCAATCAGTTCTGGAGAAGCATCCTCCAAAAAGTAACTATCAACATTAAGGCAACGCTTTACCCAAGCCAGATCCGAACGACTGGCACGGATGAAATCAATAGCATCGGGATGAGTATAGTCAAGATGGCATACCACAGCCCCGTTCTTGTAGAATCCTCCCCTTCGAAGTGTTTCATTAAGAGCCGAGTAGATGCGAGCAAAAGAAACAGGACCAGAGGCGGTAAGGCCGTGACCATTGTCGTGGCCCAACGGACGGAGTTTAGAAAGGTGGACCGCAACACCAGCACCATTACGGAGAGCGTGGGAAACAAAACGCCAGGAGGCTTCAATGCCCTCGGGACCCTCCATGCTGTCTTCTACTACAAAGACGGTGCAACTGACGGGAAGGCGCGATTCCGGATTATCGATCCACGATTGAACGCGACCGGTCCGGGCGATAGTTTTAGGGAGGTCTCCCAGGTCAGCAAAGTTGGTCATACTAGATCGTCAAGGATAGGTGGATAGTAGTTGGGGCCCTTCAGTACTTTACCATCTGCTCGACGTAGGGGTTTGCCATCGACCAGCTTGGACATATTGCTTTCAAACACTCGACGCATGGCCACGTCCAGATTCCACCCACGAGCAGCAGCATACTGGTAGCAGACAAACACGAGATCGGCCAGCTCCTTCAATTGATCAACCTTTGGGATACTCAGCTCATCTTCAAACGCATCACGCCACTCCTTGTACTCCTCGTTGATTAGAGTTGCTTGAAGTTCGTGAACATTCTCATCAGAAGTATTGAGAGGTTGATCCATTATCTCCCGAAAAGTAATGGCCTGTTGAAGCAACGATGGAGTGATCATCGATTACGACCTTCCGAAACTTGGGCAATCTTCTTCTCAATGTAGGCCTTAGCCTTCAGGAGATCATCCAGTTCGGACTCATAATCCTTATACCCAGCACGGCAGATGTACTTAACCACATTGCCACAAAGGAAGTCCAGGTTCTGATCAATGATGAAGTCCCAAACTTGAGACCCGCCACGTTGGTAGTGGGAGGGTGAATACTTACTCACGCTTTTTGAAGAACTCTTTGTAGGCTGGGTTGTTTCGGATTTTCCAGAGGCAGTACTCGTTCCAGAGTTTGCCCACGGGTCCTCTGTGGACCATTGCTTGTCGGTCGAGCCACAATTGGACTCCAAGAAGTCCTTTAAGGAATTGTAGTGCGATGGTGATGCGGAGATGTTGTACCTGTAGGTCCACATAATGAAAAAGGTTTCGATCCAGAATGTAGAGAACAATAAGGACTAGAGAGATCTCTAGCCAAATGAGGGGGTCCATAGGATAGGTTCCTTCGTGGTTGAATTGTATTCGCCTGGACGAAGGATCCTAGCCAAACGAGCGTTGCGGAGGGCATCCTCCTCGGTCAATCCAGTCTTTTGGTAAGCGGCTACGATAGCCTCCCATGGATCTTCCGCTTTGTCAAGGATCTTCCTGGCACCTACTGATCCAACTCCAGGAACCCCCTTGTACCCGTCCACCGGATCACCGGTCAGGCACTGCGTCCAGAACCAGTAGTCGGCTTCTTCGGGGGTGACAGTGACCTCCTCTTCGCCGTTGAACAGGCGACAGGCGATCTGTTTCATGTCCTTGTCGGGACTGATCAGGATGAAGTCAGATGGATCTAGGTGGCACTCCAATCCTAGGGCATCGTCTGCTTCTAGATTGGGGTAGCGAATAACTTTGTAGTGCTTTGCACACCAGTTGAGAAGCCTCTTGTATCCTACGGGCTTACGCTTGGTGCGCTTGCCCTTGTATTCCGGATCAATAAGCTTCCTGAAATTTTTTGTGTCAGAAAAATAGAGGGTGATGTAGTTGCTGTCAAACCGTTGACGGAGGAGTTGGAGTTCTCCCTCAAAGATTTCTAGGACAACCTTAAAGTTGCTGGCGATCGTTATCAGATCATCGCCCCAGTCAAGTTCCGTTTCAGCAGATTGACAGGCGCGATAGGCAAAGAAGTCGGCATCAACACGGAGATGTGTATCAGTGACAGTCTGCCCACGAAGCTCCTTCTTTTGCTTCTGCCGCGAGGGGTACTCTGAGGTTGTAGTATTCTCCGGCTTGGACGATCGCCCATTCGAGTTGGAACTTGGCATCATTAACGAGGTTTGGTTTTACAGCAAGTTGAATTTCGTCGTGAATCCAACCAAGCCATTGGAAGTCCACATCCCAGGCATACCCCAGTTGTTGGAATTGATTGAATGAGATGACATTCCACCTTTTGCAAACAATGGCTCCTGCGGATTGAAGGAGGTAGTTAAGGGCAGCGTGCTTCTTTCCTTGGAGACGGATGGGGCGGCCATCCAACCCCTTGAGAACATCGGACTCTGCTCGTTTGTTGACCGCCTTGAGTAGTTGATCAAGGCCAGGAATAGCCTCAAGGAACTTCTTACGAATGTCCTTACCAAGAGCAGCAGCTTTCTTGTCGTCGAGGGACTTGTCTAGGGAAGCTCCGATCTTCTTATCCGATGCTCCGTAGATGAAGGCGTAGGTCAGGGTCTTAACGTCCTTTCTGGAGCAGCCAACTCGATCAGCATTTTGTTGATGAATGTCTCCATTGACAACAACATCTGCGAAGGCACCTCCGTCATAAAAAGCAAGATAGTGGCCAAGCATACGCAGCTCAAGTCCAGAAGCATCAGCGCCAACCTGACGCATACCTTCGCCAGGACCAAACAGTTCACGACACCGAGGATCAGAGGAAGTCTGACCAAGGTTAGGACGACTGTGGGCATTCCGTCCTGTGTTCGTGGCCAATTGGCACGTATGATGGATACGTCCTTCCCTGGTGACAGTCTTTAGCCAAGCATTAGCACCATCTGATAGTTGACCCAGAGCCTTTTGAAGTTCTAGGATTCGTCCAAATGTATTGGCCTCCTTTGTTCCGATGGATTGGAGGATGCCTTCATCAATCTTGGGTCGTCCGGTGTCGGTGAATACCTCAGGTTGCCAATTCCTCCAGGTCATGAAGGCCCAACCGATGTGGTCGCGGCTTGTGGGATTGAACTCCTTGAGTTTGGTGAAGGAAGCATCCTTGATGTATCCGCGTGTTGCGTTGGGACGCTTAGGGGTCATCTGACCACCATCCACATACGGAAAGGCTGCCCTCATTTGATCAGCCAGTTGATCCATTTCTGTTCTGAGAACGGACTCTAACTGCTGTGCCTTACGGACATCAAATGGCCATCCAGAGGCTTCCTGCTTGGCCATAATGGCTGCCACATCATGCTCAAGTTGAATGGAATCTTCGAACTTGCTCAGCTTTGGTGAGAACAGCTCGAACAAGGTCATGCCAACGTGAACATCCTGTTCGCAGTAGTCTTCCATTTCAATAGACCACTCCGACCAGTCAGTAGTCTTAGCAAACTGTCCCTTGTAATCACCAA